ACAGTCGCTACAAGAGATTGCTACCGGTGCCGGTAAAACTATTATGACAGCATCTCTAAGTCAGCGTGTTGAACAGTATGGACGATCGATTGTTATTGTACCTAACAAAAGTTTGGTAACGCAGACCGAAAAGGACTACATTAATATGAAGTTAGATGTTGGTGTATTCTTTGGCGATAGAAAAGAGTTTGGCAAGACGCATACTATTTGTACGTGGCAATCGCTTAACTCGCTATTAAAAGCAACACGCAATCAACAGGCACCTATTTCCATTGGTGAGTTTTTAGAAGATGTTGTTTGTGTTATTGTAGACGAAGTACATCAAGCAAAAGCAGACGCACTTAAGACTCTGCTTACCGGTCCAATGGCAAAGATTCCACTACGTTGGGGACTAACAGGAACTATTCCAAAAGAAGAATTTGAATTCCAGGCACTTCATGTAAGTATTGGACCTGTTATACATAAAATCGCGGCATCGGAGTTACAAGAAAAAGGCGTACTTGCTAATTGCCATGTTAACATTGTACAATTACAAGATCACGCAGAACATACTAACTATCAAGCAGAACTTAAATTCTTATTAAGCGATCAAGACAGGTTAAACGTTATTGCACAAATGGTAGAAGGTATTAACGAATCAGGCAACACACTTGTACTTGTTGATCGTGTTAGTGCTGGAACAGACTTAGTTGATCGGTTAGGTGACCGTGCTGTGTTTGTAAGCGGCGCTACAAAAGCAAAGGATAGACAGGATCATTATGATGAAATTTCAGAAGCAGACAATAAAATTATTGTTGCAACGTATGGTGTTGCTGCCGTTGGCATTAATATTCCTCGTATTTTCAATCTTGTTCTCGTTGAGCCTGGCAAGTCTTTTGTTCGTGTTATTCAGTCCATTGGCCGTGGTATACGAAAAGCACAAGATAAAGACCATGTCCAGATCTGGGACATAACTTCAACGTGTAAGTTTGCTAAACGACATTTAACTAAACGTAAAGCGTTTTATAAAGAAGCAAACTATCCATTTACACAAGAAAAATATGAGTGGAAATAATGGGAAAACTTTATCAAGACGTTCACAACTATGTTAGTACCTTTGGCCCAGAAGAAATCATCGTCGAGATTGGTAGCGACCGTTGGGAAGGATCTAGTGCGTACTTTGCACAAATGGCAAAAGACAACAGCACTAAATTGTATACTTGTGATTTAGATGCTGAATGTGAGAGCAGATTACGTAGACATATTCCAGTTGAACTACACCCATATTATGAATTTTATAATGAAAACGGAACGTACTTTGCGGCACAAATGATGTCACGATTGTCTAAACAATATATCAAAGTATTGTACTTAGACAATTACGATTGGGACTGGAACATTGAAATTGAAAACTCAATGATTGCTAAACAGCGTACTTGGTATACACTACAAGGCATTGAGATGAATAATCTTGATTGCCAAACACAACATTTGAATCAAATGCTACACTTAATGCCATTGATGAGTAGAGATGCTGTTGTTTGTTTAGATGACACTTACAGACATAACGGTGTGTTTATTGGTAAAGGCGGAGCAGTGGTTCCATACCTATTAGCAATTGGATATACTATACTTGAAGAAAGAGATTTTGGTGTAATATTAGGTCGCAATCAAAACTAAACTATACTATAATAATACTATGAGAATTCACACACTAGACAATACAGCATATAACTTAGATACGCTACCAGAAGAAATTGATGATATGCGCTTCGCTATTCTTGACAATAGCGATCCTAATAATCCTGATTACTTTTATATTCCGCTAATCTTCTTAGAATCATTTACTAGTCCTGCATTGGTATTAAAGATTGGCAACAAACAAATTAAAATGCCTTTAGATTGGCAAGTACTAATTGGCGAGGACGAGCTAGGTGATTTAGAGGCATTGCCACTTACTAGCCTCAACGACAGAGATTTTAAAGTATTTCAATTCAATAGCCTTTCGTCATATTCTGCAAGTTTTCTTCCAATTGAAATCGTGGATGTGTACAATGAAGTAAACTGGTATGCACCTAAACTAAAGAATGGCCAATTTTTAGCCGTGCCATTGACAGATGGTGAGAATCCTGAATGTGTTTACTTTATTAAAGACGTATCCCGTAACTGCGAAGTGGTAGATTATAATAAAGCGTGGGGGTAATATGAAGGATGACAATATTACTGTAACAATGGTAGATGTTGACGACGAATACGGAAACCCGGTAACTATTACTGTTCCGTATAACTATGATGATTACGACGATTATACAATTAACACAGCAGGGTTAAATTGGGGTAACACATCTCTCGGTAATAACGAAAATATTTCCAACGGTATCAGAGTACATGGTGATAAAGGTACTTGGGACTTAGAAGAACGTATTAAAATCATTGAACGTGTGCTAAACATTCCAGAACGTGATTATGAAATGGAAGAACGTCATCCTAAACTCGCAGATCTATTTAACAAACATATGCGAGAAGTCGAACGTGTAATTAATCAACTTCCAGACAGTTCAGAATACGAGCAAGAAGTAGAAAAGCATCGCATGTGGGACGTGCTAACAGGACCAGATAGGAATATTAACGGTGGCGGCTAAACTAGATATTTTTAAAATGCTTGGTGCAATGGATCGCAAGGATTATGACTTTTATGATAATCTAAGCGACGAAGAACGCAAAGGCTTTAGTGCCTTTCTGGCGTTAAAATGGGGAGCAAGCGTAGAAGGGTCAAGGGAGATTCAACACTATTATCTAGCAGCAACTAATCATTACTGTAACAAGAACTGGTACGAGATCAATAAGCATCCTAAATTACAATGGTTAGAATTATGTGCAGCAGCACCAGGTATTGGCCCGCAAAAGCATAAGTGGCTACAAATAAAAAAGAAAGAAGATAAATCTTCCGAACACAAAAAGCGTTTGACAGAACTATTTCCAAATGTTAAAATAAGTGACATTGAAGTGTTAGCAACCATGGTCACTAAAAAAGAAGTAGATGAGTACATTAAACTCCACGGAAACAACTGATACATATACTTGCCGATATTGCGAACGTGAGTTTAAGCGCGAAAGCAGTCTTGCAGTACATGTCTGCGAACAAAAAAAGCGTTTTCAAGAAAAAGATGAGCGTGGAGTTCAACTTGGATATCAAGCATATCTAAAGTTTTTTGAATATACACAAGGCTCAGCAAAACTAAAAACATTTGACGATTTTGCCAGTAGTCCATATTACAAAGCATTTGTTAAGTTTGGACGCTATTGTATATCTATTGGTGCAATTGATGTGCCAAAGTTTATTGAGTACGTAGTCAAGAACAATAAGAAATTAGACCATTGGGCTAAAGACAGCATCTATCAAGAATACTTAATGAACTTGTTAGTGTCTGAACGTGCTGATCGTGCGTTAGTGCGAGCAATGGAATACAGTATTGTATGGGGCGAAGAAAATCATTCTAACCCACAAGATGTAATACGTTTTAATAATCCAAATCGTGTGTGCCAATTAATTACTAAAGGCACACTCAGTCCTTGGGTAATATATAATTCGTCAAGCGGCATGGAATTCTTAAGTAAACTAAACGAAGAACAACAAAAGATTATTTGGGAATACATTTACCCAGAAACCTGGGAACGTATTTTTAGCAAATATATTGCAGACCAGGAATATGTTAAGGAAATGTTAAAGCAGGCAGGTTGGTAATGAGTGCAGATATTGATATTGATTTTGGAAACAGAGATGCTATATTGAGTTTAATTAAGCACATACCAGCACGTCAGCAGGATCGCAAACATAACTCTGGTGTATATGTAACACCAATCCCAACTGATCCTGTACATAATTGCGCAAGTATTGATTATAAGAAGGCAGAAGAACTAGGATATTTTAAAATTGACTTCCTTAATGTTCACGTTTATGAACACATTAAAGATCAAGCACATTATGATCAGTTATTAAATACAGAGCCACCTTGGCATAGATTATACGAACGCGAGTTTGTAGAAAAGATTATACACATTAATAACTATGCTGATGTGTTGAAGCAATTAGATGTAAACACCATTCCAAGACTTGCTATGTTTCTCGCTATGATTCGTCCGGGCAAGAAACATCTTATTGGTAAGCCCTGGGCAGAAGTAGCAGAAACTATTTGGGATAAAACGGAAGAAGGTTATACGTTCAAAAAAGCACACGCAATTTCTTACGCACACCTTGTAGCATTACATATGAATATTGTTAATCAACTTTCCGAACAAGTGTAATCGATTTTCTTTTCTTACGGTTCTTTGTTAAGTCGGATAAACTTGTAACTTGTCCAGAAATAATTTCTAAGTTTTTATTGTTAAAAGTCTTTAGATAAGGTTTAAAAATTTCCCAGTCGCTTTTTAAGAAGATGTTAATAGGGATAGTATGATTACTTTCCCACCACCAAATCTCACCTAGTTCTAAGAACATTCTTTTCAATTCTTCTTCAAGTATACTACCAAAATCATACATGGTAGTAACACTAGCGTCCTGGTTTAATATAATACCAACGTGCTCGTTTTCTGCATACCGAACTATTGACAAGAACGGGTAACGGTCTGTGATCTTTTCGAATAGCTCAGTATCCATAAATAGTATATAAAGGCTCCGTGGTTATGTATTCAACTTTAGCATATTTATATCAGCAAACTCAGGTGGTGTTGTTATTGGACAACAGTGGAGCCTATCATAATGTGAGGTGGAATCCTGTGTATAGCAAGAACCTAAAAGCCAGCAAAGGCGTCGATAACGTTATCCTGTTTAGATTTTTAAATCAGGATCAAAAGCCAGTGGACATTACAGGACTAACATTTACTTGTCGTGTAATGAGCAGAGATGGTACAGAACTACTATTTGCTAGAGATTTAGAAACAGTTAGTGCTACACAAGGACAAGCAAAACTTACTATTGTTGAATCGGACTTTGATAATGTACAATCTCAACTAGCAAATTACTCTATTACAGTAGATCGTTCAACACTTACAGAACCTGTGTATGTAGACGATAATGCTGGAGCACGTGGTGTACTTTACATCGCTGATAGTGCTATGCCAGAGTTTGTAGCAAGTTCAGAAATAACTCTACCAAGTTTTACAGCAGGACAAACAAACTACAGTTCTGAATGGCAACCAGAACAATACTTACAAACAGTACAATACACAAACAGTTCATTTGTAGGTACTGTAACTATACAAGGATCGCCTACTGGAACAGAATGGTATGACTTAACTTCTGCTACATTCAGCAGCGCAGATTCAAACACAAAATACATTAATGTAGAAGGCTTACACAGCTATATGCGGTTAAAAGTTAACAGCACTAGCGGTACTGTCGGCAGCGTATACGTAAGATAAATATTGATATGGCGCAAATTACTACACAACTTTTAGTTTCACAACAAACGCATCCAGGCGATAGCTCTGTTCAAACTGTAACTGGTTCTGCTGTTAAAGGCAACGGGTACTACGGACAAGCCGACGGTCGCCATACTGCGCTATTTTCTGTAACAGGCTTCACTGGAACTATTACTATCCAGGGTAGTTTAGTTACAAGTCCTAGTTCCGCAGACTGGGCAGACATTACTGTATTTTCTGATGGTACAACACAAGAAGACAGCAATACAGCAGTTAACTTCACAGGTAACTTTGTATGGCTACGTGCTGTTGTTGAATATACAGACGGCACAGTAAATTCAGTTCGCATTAACTACTAAAATAATTACATACATGATTCGCAATATTGCTGCGTTTGGCGATAGTTGGATTCATGGTGATGAAATTGTACACCCAGATCCTGCCGCTTCTGACAAAGAAAAACGTCTATACCGAGAAGAAAACTGTACTGTAGGACAGTTAGGAAAACTTCTTGGCCTTACTGTTGAGAATTATGGTGTAAGCGGAAATAGTTTACAAGGCACAGTTTGGGAATTTTACCACTGGTTAAACGACGAGCATAGACACACAGATGCTACTCCACAAGAAACATTGATTGTAGTAGGATTAACAGAAACGAGCCGCAATAGTTGGTGGAATTCAAATAATTTTGTACACAATCACATAATGCACGATCGCCATCCTTGGAATTCTTTTGTAAAACATCATTATATGTACAATGAAGACGAAACTGTTGAACGTATGCGTTATTGGGAAACCACTGAATTCTTTTATAATTGGTGTAATACAAATGCGGTTAAGTTATTAATGGTTAACGTATTTCCTCCGCCGTACTTGTCCAATCTAGTAACGCATCCAAGTTGGAACATGCGGGGCTCGGTGTCCGGAGATCAATTAGCAAAAGGAAAACATCCT